TAGTCCATACTTACCTTTTCCAGTCAAAGTTAAATCAGTACTTTCACTATCTGTACTGATTGTTAATGTTCCTGTGCCTTCTATTAAATAGTAGCACTCTATTAAACTTACTTTTGAACCATCTGTACCACCAGTAAGTTCTGTTTCAGCATTAACTAATACTTCGTTAGTTTCGCTTCCAGCACCTGTTGTTTTAACAATGTACTTGGAAGCAGTATCTACAACCTCAGTATTATTCATTAGAAATTACGCAGTAAAACTTTCGTCTTTTCTTAGTTCAATCATAACATAACCAGAAACACCATAAGCACTTAGCTTTATATCTCCAGAAGTTGCGCCGGTATTTGTTGCGCTGTTTTCAATTTTACCAGCAGTGCCATCATAGTGTCCTGTGCCAGCAAGATTAATTGCTGTAACATCAGTATCGCCTTCAAAATAAAGCGAAGCCCAACCTGTGTTATCGTCAGCAGTACCTTGTACTAATGCCCACCATATTCTGGTGATATCTAGTTTTGCACCATTAGCATGTCCCGCTAAACCACTTGCATCAACTACAAGTGAGTCGGCAGTAGTATTGTCATTCATGTTTACTAAGACAGTTACTTTACCACCAGCAGCACCACTACCTGTTGCAATTTTTGTATCTTTGAGTGTTCTTGTTGCAATAGCCATTTTTTATTCCTTTATTTTATTAATTCGTTGTCAATATAATCTTCAATATCATAAACACTAACACCGTGTTTCTTTGATACTGCCTTAACAATGCCTTCTATCTTAGAGATGAGAGGGTCAGATGCCTTGTTTATCATTGCATACATATCTGTTATTGCCGCTTTCATCTTCGGAGATAATTTATTAAACTGCGTAGTGGGTAACGAAGTCTTTCGTTCAACCAGTTTACCTGTGAAACTTTTAAACGAAATTTCGCTCACTTACTCTTCCTCTACTTGGTCGTCATCAATCTCAAAATCAACATGGTTATCAACATCTGCATCAACTTGAGCCGCAACAGCATCAAAAGAAGATTGTCCCGATAGTTCAGAACCAGCTTCTATTGCTTCCATATCATCTCCAGCATTTAGCCAGTCGTTTGCAACTGTTTGTCTTTTAGCGTCTAATGCTTGACCAATCTTATCAGTCAATGCACTTTTAAATGCATCTTGAGCCGCAACATTGTCGCCGCCTGTTAATGAATCTACCATATTTACTACACTTTCATTTGACATAATTATTCATCTCCTATATTTATATCACCATATTCATCATCACCCATATCTTGCGAGGCAATAATTCCTTGTTTTATCTCGTTGGCAATCTGCCCATCAATTTCAATAATATCTTCATCTGTTTGTTGTAAGATGTTCTTTCTTACATACTCAACAGAATAGTACTTACCTACATACGGACTTACTTCTTGTGCAAGACTTAATCTTTCTCTTAGTATCTCTGCATTTTTTAGTTCTGCAAAGTACCCGTCTTTTAAGAAAGTATACTGTATGTGTTCTTTTATTCTTGACCAATCTTCAATTGTAATAATACCTTTCAACACTAATTGTGTTTTAAGTATATCGTTAAAGACGCCAGTAAATCTTTTTCTTAATCTAGCGACAAACTTTGTAAACTTTAGTTCATCTCTTGTAATCTCTGCGGCTCTGCCCATGTTGAATCCGTTATCTGAATCCAATCTTGACATTGGCACATTCAAAGATTGATATAATTTCTTTTGAAAATATTCAACATCTGATATCTCACCAAGATTTTGACCACCAGATAATGTAGAAACTTCTGTGCCTTTTGCACCTTCTCTACGAGGTAACCAAAAATCTTCAAGCATTGACATATGTTTTCTGTCATCTCTGATTTCGCCAGTAGAGGCATCATAGACAAGTTTGTTTCTATATCTTGCCATAACATCTCTCAGATATGCTTCTGCTTTTACTTTAGGCAAGTTGCCGACATCAACATAGAATATTCTTCTTTCAGGTGCTCTTACTATTCTGTAAATAACAACAGCATCTTCAATCATTCTTAACTGATTGGTAGGTTTAATTGCCTTGTGCAAATGCCCCATAACCATATTCTTGGTTTGGTCAATTACACCAGATGTAACATAAGTAATTGAGTCGGCAGCAATCTTTAGACCAGCATTTGAGTTTGCTGATGAGATGCCTTTTTCGTTATAGACAAACCACTCTGCGGTTGTCTCCATAACTTCAACGCCCTTACCTTTATTATCTCTCTTTTTAGCGACTTCACGAACTTTCTTTATTTTGCGTGGGTCGATATATCTAATTTCTGTTAGCCCTTTTCGTGGACTTTTCGGGTCGATAACTTTGTGAAAGTAAATTCTTCCGTCAACATACCATCTGCGAAAAATGTCGTGTCCTTTTTCGTCAAAGTTGAGCAAACGCAAAACTTCGTCAAACTCATCACGCACTTTTCCTTTAATAGCATCTGATACCGCTAGTTTATCTAGTGATACTGATACTGAAGCATCTCTTTCATCCGAAACAATAGTTTCATTGATAATATCTTCGATTGCCATATCACACTCTGGGTGTTGTGCAATCTCACGATATCTTTTAATTAAATCAATGTCATTCTTGGCAGTAACTTCCATATCCAAGTATTGGCCAAAGTAACCGCCAGCGGATATAGTTGTTGTACCGTCATCAGGGGAGGCGACAGTAAACGCTTGTTTCGCTTCTGCCGGCTTCCCTAAATCATTATTGTTACGAGTTATTTGGAATCCAAGTAAATTCGCCATATTATATTGTCCTTATAACTTGTTAAAAATTATGTAGTTGTATCTGTTTCAAAGTATTGATAAGTAAATGAACAACCGAATGTTTCGATTGAATCATTATCACTAGCAGACAATGAAATATCATCTAAAGTGGTTGGGAATGCGCCTCTTAAAATATAAGTTTTTAGAGTTGCACCGTTTCTGTCTAAATGGTCTACTTGAATATCTCTTTGATAGTTATTAGGATTTGTTAATCCTTCATTATCAGTCATATTATTCATACCATTCATCCATCTTTCCATTCCACGATAGATTTTAAAGTCTGTATCATTCAATACAGTCATTGACCACGGAGCGAATGTTCTGTCACCTACTAGGTTTAATACACGACCTCTAAATGGCACAGCAACAGTTCCTAGTGATTGACCAGGAATTGAAGTAGCAGTACACAAATAAGATAAGTCAGATGTTTCTCCACCAACAGATGAGTAACCAGGAAAAGTCATAGTGACCTTAAACTGATTCGCTCTTGCGCCGCCGCCTGAAAGACGAGATTTAAATTCATTAATGTTTGGCATTATTGTTCTCCTCTAAGATTAAGCGCCTGCAACTTCAGAAAAGGCTACGCCTGAACGAGTTGCGACAAAGTTAAGTTGAATGAAGTTAATAGACCGATTAGGTTTGACAAAGATGTCAGCCCTAAATTCGTTTCTGTCTACAACATCGCCTGTATTGTTAGAAGCATCACATACGACTTGAAAGTCTGTAATACCTCTACGACCTTGAACATCTCTCAAGAATGGTTCTACTAAGTTTCTAAAGTTCGCCCTAGAGAATTCATCATTGAATTCAAATAGTTGAAATTTAGCAGCCGTAGAAACTGTTTTCTCAAGAACAATGAACAATCTGCGAACATTGATTCTATCAAACGCACTTGGTTTTGATTGAGCAGTCTTATCGCCAAATAACACAGTACCTTGTCCTGGGAAAGCAACAACTGGATTTACTCTTGATTTGTAGAGTTCATCTCTTTGTATTTGGTTAGGATTAAAGGCAAGTTTTACTGCGCCTCTAATTTGTCCACGATTAAATCCGCCTGGTGAAAACCATGCATCTGCAACACTATCAGTTCTTGCACAAAGACCAGCAGTATCTCCGTTAAGAGGTACATATCTGTAAACATCATTGTACTTGTCATACATGTATTTGTAACCACTATCGATTACTGCATAAGATGTTGACGGTAGTCCGTCAGCAAATGATACAACATTTTGTTGTTGTGTAACTGCGTTAGCAACATCTACAACATCTGTTCTTGCAGGTGAAATAAATGCAACACAATCTTTTCTATCAGTTGCAATATCCATAACAGCAGTCGCTTTTGTATCGCCAGTAGCGTCAGCGCCTGTCTGTGAAGGACCGCACATTAGTAATGCTAAGTCAACTGTTTCTGAATCAGCAAATTTCTCATATGCAGTTGCAATCTCAGCGTTAGTAGCAGCAAAGTCATCAGTACCACTCGCAAGCGAGTAAGATTTCACAACAAATGCATCTCCAGCAGCGTTATCAAAAGTTTGACCTTTCTTAGCACTACCGCCGTTTGCAAGTGTAGTTTCATGGTCCATGACATACACATACTTTGATTGATTGTAAATTACATCAGCATAATAGTTACTATTGCCAGAATCAGTCTTACCATCAAACGCCTGTGAAACGCCTTCAAATGTTTCTAAGATTTCTCCCGCTGTTCCTGTAATTCCGCCATCTTCGTCTAGTACTACAATGTGCATTTCATCTAATGAACCGCCAGCAGCAACGACATCATCTGTCGAAGTTGGTGGAGTAGAAAATTGAAAATAATATTCCCAATGTCTTAGTACTTTAGCATTATCAACAACAGCATGTCTAAGACCGCCTGTTTCTGTTTTACCAGTTGCAGTATTAAATCTTGCGATTGTTAATACATGAGTTGATATT